GTCGATGAACGACTGCGGGTTGGTCTTGGCCTGGTTCATAACTTGACCGGTGCACTGAATTGCTCCGTAGAGGCTCTTCAGTCCAGTGGTTCCGCGTGCATAGAGCTGCTGTCCTGCTTCAGGAAGACGCTCGAGCTCGCCACGAGCACCAATACCGTGGTTGCGACCGAAGTGCGCAACGAATGCGACACCGGCACCACCAACGTTAGTGATGTTCTTTGCGGTGCTCTTGATGTGCCCAAGAGCGGGGGTTTCGTTGTTGATCTGTTCGTTGACACCGTCCGAGTAAATCTGCTTAAGGACGGCCGAACCAATCGCGAGTGATACACCATCAGCCATGATGTTTTTTCTCCTTCAAGGTTAGTTAGTTTGGATTTGCATGCGTCCCAGCCGTAAGGACGGCCTTGCATTACAAATAAAGACTATCAGAGTCTTGATGGATTTTTTAGATCCCGCGTGTCTACTGTGCTGCGCCCATGCGGATTGCGAGTTCAAGCGCAGCCGCACGACGAGCCTCTTCGGTGTCAACAGTCTTAGCGGGAGCCGCTGGAGGCATCCCGTTTGCCGATCCCATAACCTTTGGTGCAGACTTTTGCTTTGTTGCGTAACGCTGCGCAACGCGCTGCTCAAGGTCCTTTGTTTCATGGAATGCGCGAGCGAGGCTTGCGTCTCCGTCGACAGAGTAGTTGGCCAATGCGCGGCGAACAACTTCTTCTTCGTCGAACTCTCCATACTTGTTGCGGATGGTTGTGAGTTCGATTTCCATTTGTGCGCGGCCTTCGTCGAGACGCTGACGCTCAAGCACCTGCTCTTGCATGTCACGCAAGACCGCAAGCTCCTGCTCGAGCTGTGCGTAACGCGGATCTGCCACTGCCTGAACTTCAGGGGCTGCAGTAGTCTCTTCTTCTTCCCACCAGTTACCAGTAGTGGTTTGGCCCGCTGCGGGAGGAGTCTTCAGCTGCTGAACCTGCTGCTGCAATTCTGCTAGCTGTTGCTGCTGAGCGAAGCCGTAGGCTTGACCCATCTGCTCGTAGAACCCTTGGGGGTCTTCGGCAAGTGCACGCTGCAGGTTCGCTGCCATGGAAATCTCTTCGGGGCTGAAGCCGGCTTCGCGAAGTTGGTAGTAGGGGGATGCTTCTTCTGATACGCGGTTGTATTGGCGCGACCATTCATCAACGATTGGCTTGAACTGCTCGTGAAGCGGTTCGGGGAGATCCTCCGCGAACTTACTCCAGGAGATGACGTCGCTATCAGAAACCGCCTCAGCCTCCTGCGGTTCGTATTCTGCTTCGACGGGCGACTCGATTGCCTCTTCTTTCGCTGGCGATCCTAGGAACTCTTCGATTCCGGGGATCCCGCTAAGATCAAGGCTTTCGACGGTAATGTTATCGTTTTGGTTATCCATAAATACCACTATACATCATGACAGTCGCAAATACACTCATCAACCGCAGATAAATCTATTGTTGATTGATATATACCCGGACAGTCTTCGCAGTGGCGTTTGCCTATGCACCAGCCAAGTGGGTACGGGGATGTCACCTATTGGGCCTGATCAGGGCCAGCACCGTCCGTCATTGCAGGTGCGCTGGCTGCAGGTGGGGCGGAGCCGGGGCCATCAGACCCAATAGGAGCTTGTAGCCCACCAGAGTTACCTGGTTCGTACGCTCCACCAGGCTGTGGGCCGACAGGCGGCAACAGTCCAATCATGCGAGCGTAACGGCGAGCCTTGTGCTGGGCAACGTGGTTCTCGACTTCTTTGCGAATCCATTCGGGCATCATCTTGTACGATGAACCCTTCTGCATGAGCTCGTGGATTTCGATGTGAACGTCGTCGTTGTCCCAGTCGTTAATGGCAATGATGCTGCCTCGTTCTGGCGGCATTCCTGTTGTCGGGTCAACTTCGATCATGCCCTGCATGACTTGCTGCTGGTGCATCATGTCTGCCTGCATGACTTGTTCTTGCGTAATTCGCTTGAAGTCGACGTTTTCCGTTTGAGCGGATCGTTTGTCGATACCTCGTCGCGTTGTCCACTGCTGCAACATTGGCATGTCGAGCAACTCGAAGCCTTCCTGCGGCATGATGTAGCCCATCTTCATGAAGTCCATGACGTTTGCCATACGTGCAGACTTTGACTGCGGTAGGGCTGAGCCGGACTCGATGCGGAGATCGCAACCAGTAGCAATGTCTGATCCCTTGAGCAAGATGGCCTCGTAGCCACCGTCTTCGCCGGTGGCCTTGATGAGGCGGGGGATGTCCCAGTACTCTGCAGCGAGCGTGAGCGACTGACGAGCGACAGTCTCAATGGCCATTTCGAGGCTTGAGATTGTGGTTGCAAGGTACGAGTCGTCACGTTCCGCAAGGTAAGCAATTGCTGTTGCTGCGGAGACGCCGCCAGGTGCGGAGCCGCGAGAAACCTCGTGCTGCCCTGAAATGTCCTCGAAGTTGCGTTCCTGACGCTCGTTGAACTGAACCACGTAAGATGGCAGTTCCGTAAGCGGAATGGGCTGCGGACGGATAGCGTTGGGGCGGATCGGAATCCACAAACCAGGCTCAGTGGTGATCTTCTGAGGAACGACCGAACCCTCATCGTAAAGCATCTGTGGCTTAGAAGTGCGGTTCTTTGCTTCGATAATCTGCGATTGTGTACGGTTGTATTCGATCTGGAGCGGGATTAGGTCACTGACCACGGATTCTGCGTAGAAACGACCAGTAGGTACGTGTGAGATCTTGGCAAAGGGGAACTCTCCGTGGGGGTACGGGATTCCGTTAAGACCGGCCTGGATGATCTGGTCATTAACAATTGTGACAAAACCGCCGTTTGGGAGAAGCTTGCTTGCTCCCGGCTTGATCCATGCTTCAATGATGAGCGCGGATTCGGGGCGAACCTGACCGCCGGTAATACCTAGACGGTTGGGGGAGATGATGTCGTTGACGTCTGTGGTTGGTGCGATGTTCATCCCTGGAGGAATGACGTCCGCATACATGATCTCAATCCATTCGATTGGCTTTGCGTAAACACAAAGCACATACGTTTGCGATTGCAGGTCTTCTTCGAGGAGGTCCGGGACCAGAATGTTAAACGGGCTTAGGGCTGCCCAGCGAATGTCGCCGTAGGTCTTCGTGTATGCGTCGTACGCGGAACCGTCCCAGTACGTCTTAATGTATGCGTTGCCAGTTACCGACAACCAGTAGGCTGCGGTAGAGAGGTGCTTGTGGAACTGGAGACGGTCGTAAAGCGACTGCCAGACCTGCTCGCCAGCGCGCGCCGCAAATACATCGTCGTCGTCGTTGCTTGACGGCATAACGGACGCGGTTGGGCGCTGTGAGGTTAGTTTAGAGATCTCGGTGCGCACAATTGGGCGGATCTTGTTAACCGTAATGCGTGGAGTGTACTTGTCAACCTTTGGCAGCGGGACAAGCTTCTCGTCACGAGTAGACCATTCAACGTACTGCTTGCCCATGTAGAACGACAAGTTGGTGTACCACTGACGCTCGTAGGGGCGACGCGCGGAGCGAAGCGTGTTGTACTGGCGGCGAACCCAGTCGGAAAGCTTCTTACCTTCGTCGGACTGCGCAAACTCGAGGAGCTTGTCAGGTGACAGCATGTTGTCGTTAATTACCGACTCTTGAACGAGGCTTCCTCGTTCAGATTCTTGTGGTTGCTCTGGCTGGATCACGTTACCGTTGTCGGTCGCTTGCAGTCTTTGGTCGGCTGCCATAGCGGCGTCTACCGACTTAGAGAATCGAGTTGATGGCATTTAGGTCTTCCTCATCTAGGCGCAAGTCCTCAGAGAGCTCACCGGAAATGCGAGCGTCTTCAGCTGCTAACTGATCTCCAGTATAGTACCGAGTTGACGATTCGTACTGAGTTATTTGTGCTTCGCGTTGCTTTGTGTAGGAAAGTTCGCTATACGTCAGCGCGTCGCGACTTGCGAGGAGCCTTGTCGTCTCCTCCAGCTGCTTCGACAGGTGCTCCGTTATCAGGTTCAACCGCTTCTCCGCCGTTACTTTTTCCAACACGAGCAAGGCCGCCAAGATCAGTGACGGCAGCAATAGCAGCATTTCGTACATTTTCCATCATCCTCTCAGCCGCCATGGGCAGCTGGTCAATTTGTTCTTGAAGCCCAACAATTGTAGCTTTAGCTTCTTCTAGCTCTGATATAAGTTTGTCGACCTCTTTGGCATATTCTTTTGGTGAAAGATAACCAAACTGTTCAGCAATCCACGCCATACCAAAAGCGGAGATGTAAACGTGGCCGTAATCTTGAATGTCGTAACCAAGGCTAAGTGCCGGTTCTTGACCTTCGGTGTTTCCGTATCCCAAAATGTCGGTTTGGGGGAATAGCGTCATGTAATCAACAAGTTTTGCTTTGCCACTAGGCATTGTTTCTCCTTAGTTCCATGAGACTAATGTTACACCAAAAGGATAACTTTTTACTCAACGCCCGTAAAATCTGAACTATTTTGTCCCAAAACGTGCCATCCAAGCATCGCTTTCTCGTTTCGACGCTGAAGTTCCGTGCGCCATGAGTGCGCGACGTCAAGATACGCTGCTGCGTATTCTGTGTGGTCTTCTGATGTCCCTTCATAGTCCTCGGGGGAAAGATCTGGCATGAATGTCATCAGATAACGCAGAGCGTCAGTTGTGTGGTCGTCTTTTTCTCGCTGCCCCTCGGGAGCGTTCTTCATCGCAGCAACCTTTGCGTTAACGTAACGGTTCTGCTTGGCACCCTTGAGTTCGCGGATTGTGTTGTGGCATTCGCGAAGGATGGTGAGAAACGGCTTGCCGGTCTTGGGGTTGGTCTTCAGATACTGCATGATCTTGTTAATGCCGACTTCTTTGGCGCGTGGGATGCCGTCTACGTTAATGTAGATGCCGTATTTTGCGTATTCGCTAATAATGCTTTCGCCCGTGATGCCGTTGCGCTGCTTCATCGCCGGGTCGCCTGTAACCATGTAGGGAACGCATCCCAGTTCTGCGTTGATCTCGTTTATCGCTTTTGCGTGATCCGCGACGGTCTGGTTGGCCTGGTAGTACTCTCTGATGATTGTCAAGCTACCTTTAATGTCGGCAGCAACCCACAGCCAAGCTGTCGGGTTGTTGATACCGTGATCGCCCGTCAAGTAGATGCGGTACTTACTGGGATCGAATTCCATTTCTTCAAACGTGTAGTTTGCGTGGGTGACTTCACGGAATTCTTTGTACATTGCACCGGAAACGGCTAGGTATTCACCGCCGAAACGGACCATTCGGGTCTGTTCGTCCATGGTGCCGAACACACGCGCAAGCGCATCCCTTGAAAGGTAAGGGTTTTCGTCTGTACGCATCTGCACTAGACCAATACGGGGTTCTTCGCCCTTTTCTTTTGCCTCAAAGTAAGGCACGAACAGGTCGTCGTAAATCCATTCCATTCCGGCGACGGGGGTTTCTGAGATCCAGTAGTCGCCATCCGTGTCCAGCAAACGCATTTTGCACTCCTCAAAGATGACCTTGGGGCATTCTTCGTCAAAGTGTACAAAATGTCTAGAGGTTCCAGCGAACTTGTCGAGGTCCTGGTCCTGGGACATGAACTCAACAAAAGACCCATCACGCAAGGTGAGTGTGTGTTGTTGGGCGGAGTAACTCTTGTCCCAGGAACCGTCTTTTAAATACTCTGTCGGTATTAACCTTTTATATAGGGGCAGGATGATCTTGTCTACACCGTTTAGGAAGTCAACGCAGACAACGCGGCCTCGAACTTGACCTTCTAGGTTTTTCCGGTATGGGTGCGTCTTGGTTAAATACCAGATCCCTTCAACAACTGACGCAAGGGATTTACCGGATCGGTTTCCGGCGACGAATAGGCGTTCTTTGTGCTGAAGTTTGTGGAACTCTATTTGCTTTTCGTGCGGCTTGTATGCGTAGATGTTTGGTTCGCGTGCCTGTGTGGCAACAACGTTCTCGATCTCTTGGAGTATTCCTAGCGGGTCAAAGTCCGGCTGCTTTGCTGTGCTTGTCCGCGCGGCTCTATAGGCCATTGGGCCACTCTACCTTTTTGTATGCTTCCATTTCGGGGGAGTCTTCCAGCTTATCATCTACCGCCGACATGTAACGCCTTGCTCCCATCGATGCGAGAATCACAGCGTCTCCGACGTTGTGATCTTTGATTGTCAGGTCCGGGAATTGCTGCTGAATGGCTTCGTAAACCTCTATTTTGCCTGCGTTTCCACGTCCTGAAGCGTATTTTGCGCGGGTGGTGGGTGAGACAATTGCTACGGTGATGTCGGGGTAGTGCCACATTTCGTGTCGGATAAGCCACCACATACCTGCAAGCTCGTGACTGCGTTGCCCCTGCGAGTTAAATGAGGGACCTTCCATTACTACAACGTCTCCAGGTTTTAGGGTGACGAATAGTTCGGCAAGGTTTGATGTGATGTAGTCCATGCGTTCGTGGCCGCGGAGATTGTTTTTGAGGACGTCTAACATAGTCCATTCCCCATCTTCGATGATTGCAATACCGGTTGCGGTGAGCGATGGATCGATCCCTATGATTCTCATAAGGCTAATCATATACATATCCGCTAGAATTGGTGTATGGCATGGTCGGATGAGACAGATAAGTTAATGAAGGGTCAACTTGGCTCCACAAGTGAGCCAAGTCCTTCGTCGCGCTTTATCGAGTGGCTGCATGCGCAGGCACCAACGCAGCGCGCTGATGATGTTCACCACCGGATCGGCCCCAGGGCTTGGGATGCTGCTGCCGGAAACCACACGCATAAGCTAACTGATCTTACGGATTTTCCCGGTGTGGGCGTAGATAATCTTTTCTTTCAAAGCAATGGCGACGGCACTTATTCGTGGGCGGCTGCCGGTGGTGGAACTACCGGCAACATGAACTACGCGACGTCAAGTACGACTGGTACCGTCACGGTAAACTCAACAACTCCGACTACTATTGCTACCGTAACCATTACGACAACGGGTGGCCCGATTTATTTGTCAGGTACCGGTGACGCAAACCCCGTTGGCGGTGCTGCAGTAAACCAGATCCAGCTTTATCGCGGTTCCACCGCAATCGGCAAGGTGGTTGTTTATGCGAGCGCCACGAGCAGCTACAATATGCCTTTTGCCGTTAGCCATGTTGATGTTCAGGCTGCCGGAACCTATACCTACACAATAAAGGCGTGGAATGGTTCCGGTACAACCACTTATGGCGAGACAGGTCAAACCCCGTCAAACTCACCAACACTTACCGCAATAGAACTTACCGGCGCTGTCGGACCAACAGGCGCCACGGGGGCAACCGGAGCAGCGGGCGCGACGGGACCACAGGGGGATCCTGGTCCAACTGGCGCTGCAGGAACTAACGGGACTAACGGAACTAACGGCGCGGATGGTGCTGCCGCAACCATCGCCGTGGGCACAACGACAACTGGTGCCGCGGGCACATCCGCGTCTGTAACTAACTCTGGAACTTCCAGCGCCGCCGTATTTAACTTCACAGTCCCTCAAGGTGCTGCGGGCGCCACGGGCGTGACGGGCAGCAGGGCAGGGCTTTTATACACACGAAGCACCACCACAACAGCGCCACCGGCAAGCACAACTTATAGGGCAGACAGCACGACGGTATCGTCTACCACGGCTTTATATATTCACTACTTAGGTTCTAGCTCCGTAAGCTACTATGCCCAGCTGATCGCACTAAAAGCAGGCGACATTATTACATTTAGCTCATCAAGCTCGCTCAATAACTCTGTTGCTTCTTTTACCGTCTCATCCATTGTTGACTTTCCAGCTTCTTCGTACGTTCAAGTAAACGTAACGAACGCTACAGGTTCTTACACGACCGGGTCGGTGCTAAACATCAACCCCATTGGCGCTACAGGCCCAACAGGTCCGACGGGAGCAACGGGGCCAACAGGTCCGACGGGCGCTACAGGCGCGACAGGGGCTCAAGGAATACAGGGAATTCAAGGCCCTGTTGGTGATACCGGGCCTCAAGGGCCGATAGGTCTCACCGGCGACACAGGCCCAACAGGCGCGACAGGAGCAACAGGAGCAACAGGAGCAACAGGAGCAACTGGTGCGACTGGCCCTGGTGTTCCCACAGGCGGAACCAGCGGCCAGATCCTCACCAAAAACTCAAGCACAGACTACGACACTGTTTGGGCTGCACCCGGGGCAGCTTCCTACACAACTGTAGTCAAAGAACTAGTCCGCAACAGCACTGGCTCAACGCTCACCAAAGGCCAAGTTGTGTACATCTCCGGCGCAAACGGCACGCACGTACTTGTCTCTTTGGCGGACGCGGACACTGAAGCGACATCATCAAAAACGTTAGGCTTCCTTGAACAGGATCTTGTAAACAACGCTGACGGTTATGTAATCACTCAAGGCTTGCTGGACAACGTAGACACTGGCAGCGCCACGGCGGGGCAGTCCGTGTGGCTTTCAGGCACGGCTGGCGGTTATGTTTTTGGCGCACCTCCCGCAGAGCCGGCACACTCGGTTTACCTTGGTGTTGTTATGCGAGCAAACGCCAGCAACGGTCAAATTGTTGTCAAAGTCCAGAACGGTTATGAGCTAGATGAACTCCACGATGTGTCGGCTGGATCTCCGTCAAACGGTGACTTGCTCATTTACAATTCAACAACTGGGTTATGGACCAAAGCGGCTCAATCGGCGCTCGCCATCGCGCAGTCGCAAGTAACAAACCTAACTACAGATCTTGCGACCATAATTAAATCGCCAAACTATTTAATCAACGGCGGTTTTGATTTTTGGCAGCGGGGCACGTCGTCAACAGCAAACACCTCATACGCTGCAGATCGCTGGCGGCATAGCAGAAGCTCTGGAACGCACACTGTTTCGCGTTCAGCGGACGTCCCCGCTGACGTAGACGTGGCGTACTCCCTGTCTTTTGCGTCAAACGGGTCCGTAACATCAACTAACCCAACAATTACACAGCGAATAGAATCAATTAATTCGCTACAATTCGCTGGTCAAGTTGTTACCCTTTCCGTTTGGGCAAAATCAACTACAGGAGCCGCAGCTGCGTTAGCTTGGTCTACTGCCTACCCAACGGCTGTCGATAACTGGGCTGGAGAAACTGCGGATACTAGCGGAACTTTTACCGCCTCAATGACTAACGGGGTTTGGACTAAATATACTGCAACTTTTACAGCGAACGCTTTGGCGACTTTCGGTTACGCAATAAAAATTTATCGCACGGGTGTGAGCATTACGACGACACTTTATGCAGGGATCCAGCTAGAACTTGGCCCCAACGCGACACTGTTTAGACGCGCAGGCTCAACATATACCGAAGAGCAAATGGCATGCTTCAGGTACTACCAGCGACACGTAACCATTATGGGAAGAACCGACGCAACAGGTGTCTGGAAAATTATTGGCAATCCACTTGGCGAGCTACTTAGGGCAACACCAACTTCAGTAAGTGTTGCCGTAATAAACACACCCGCTTCCGGTGGGAACATTGGAACAAACGTGACGTTAACGATCTCCGGTAGAGACATGTACTATACAAGCACGGGCACAAGCTCTAACGGTGCTTGGCTGAACTTTGACGACACGAAAGTGGAGTGTGAGCTGTAATGAAACTTACCGATATTCAACCGTTGCTTGTTGACGCGCTAGCCTCCATGACCGACGAAGATATCGCTCACGTCATCCGGCAGACCCGAAACCATCTTTTACAGCAATGCGACTGGACACAGTTAGCGGACTCTCCCCTGTCGCCAACCCAAAAAGCGGACTGGGCAGATTACCGTCAAGCATTGCGTGACATCGTGGAGAACAACAGCGCAAATCTTGCCGAAACGACATTCCCTGTTGAACCTGGGATTTAAATGTCCGCCCCATGGCGACGTGCTTCTTCGCGCCTGATTGCATCTTCTTTGTAAACGTCGTCATCTTTTGCGCGCGTAACTGGATCGTGCGGCATAAACTCACCCTCGGGAATGAACGGCAACGAAGCATCCACAGTCCCATCAGTGTTTGACGGCCGGGGTCCATAGTGCGGATCGTTCTTAGCGTGCCACTGATTATGGCACCAATCACACACTCTGTGCAAGTTAATGAAGAGTTCGTTGTTTAAAGTGTTTTTGTCTGGACCGTGATGACGGTCCGACGCGGGGCGGCCAGGGCAACCAATAATTGGGATGACGCCGCCGCCAGCATTTTGAAGCCAAGCCCACTCACACACGTCACCAGTCTTGATCGGCGCAACCCGTGCCGCCTTTTTTCTACCCGAAGAAAGCGGGTCGACATAGTCCGACGGGTGTTTAGTGCCTTCATAACCGGGAATATACGTATCGATTGGTTCATCATTCCGGTCGTCGACATAGTCCAGTCCTCCAAAGTCTTCCTTAGCTTTAATTTTCTTTTCTTTGTTATAGAACTCAGCTAAATCAAACTGTTGCTCGCAACAACAATCAAGCCATCCGGCCCGAGAATTTACTGCACGCCAAAAATTGTCACATTCATCATGAAAACCTTGACGACAAGGGACGCAAAAATCCTCGAGCCGGACACTCATTAATAAGCCTCGTCCCAATCATAAAGACCAATACCACTGAAACGCTGGCCTTTACCTGACGAAGACTTAACCATTGGCAAACGATTACTTAACTCACGAATAAGCTGCAGTTTAGAAATAGGAGTCTCTGCCTCGCGCATACACCACGCTTTATAAGCCGCATAAAGCTCAGCACCCGAAACATTACTGTACGCATTAATCATTACAGCATCAGAAACAAACTGGGCAAGATGATCTTCTTCATTGCGATATTCTTTAGTTGCAACAACAACACTCTCAGGCTCTGCAAGCATGCCATTCTCAAGCACACGCTGCGCACCCTCGATCATCCACTGCAAAATACCTGCACCCTCAAACTTGACAAGTTTACTTGCCAAAGTTTTATCCTGCTCCTCGATTGGGATTGTTACCTCGAAGTTGATCTTACGAACACGACGCCAAAAACCATCGCCACCAGCAGAAACCTTAGGCAAATGATTCATTGCAAGAATCAATGTGTGAGTAGGTTTGAAGTCGAAGAAGTTCTTTCCGATGAGACGGGCAGATATTGTATCTCCACCTGTAAGCATTTTAACTCTGGACTCATTAAATCGACCGTCAGGACGAGTCTCTGAGCCAATAGCAAGTCGAGCCCCTCTGAGTCGCGCAATTTCCGTCGAATGTTCCTGGTGGCCCTTCTCCAATAGGAAATTCTCCGGCATCTGAGCGACATAATCGCCCAAGATCCCGTTAGCGACTTCCAAAATGGTTGACTTACCATTAGCACCCGTGCCAACAAAAAGCGGTAGTACATGGTGCAAAACCTCGCCCACGAGCGCAAGACCGAGAACTTCCTGTATGTATGTAATTCTTTCTTCATCAACAATTACTTTCTTAAGAAATGCATCCCACAAAGGAGTGTCAATTTTATCTGGTGCAACAGTAGTTTGCTTAGTATGGAAATCCTTAAACGGATCAGCCGGTCGCAACAAACCAGTTTCTAAGCTAACAATTCCATCAGGTGTACACAACTCCATACCCGAAGAATCAAGTTCCCTAGCAGGCACAACAATGCCAGGCATTGTCTCCGCCAACGAGATAGCAGAATTAATGGCAGCCGACTGCAGCGAACGCTTAGCCCACTTAACGCCATTATCCGTCATGTCAGTAGCAGCAAACACTTGCGCAGACTCAATAGCCGTCTGAACAATCTGTTTAGCTTCATCTACCACAAAACGAGCACCATCCCAGCGGTGCCAACCAATATTAGGAACATAAATGAAGCGACCAGTCGCCAACGCCGCGAGTCTTGAAGCATTCGCCGTATCCGTATACGAGAAGGTGTCGGTATCATAAACGATGTCTCGAATAGGTTTGACTGCGAGTGCTCCGTCCACTGACCCATTATACCCGTCAATGCTTGACCCTCCCTGAGAGGAACTGCCGGCGTTGGCGAATTCTTTTGGGAGATCAGGGACCGCCCGTAATTCACCAAACTTGTGCGTGTGGTACTGGACTGCCTGCACAAGCTTGGCATCATCAAACGATGAAACAAGCGCCCGCGCCCAGACCAACGAGGAAGGAACCTCATTAGCAGTTTGAACACGCGCACCTGAGCCCGCGCCAATGAGAACCTCGAACTTGTCGCGTAAGAGATGGACGAGTTCACCATGAGTAGCCTCCGTAATGCAGCCATAACGAGCAGCTGCTTCGATTCGTACTGCCATACCCACCATCCATGGATGGCGAGCAGAAGGATTGCCTGAACTAATAACATCCATCAAAGTCGCAGCCCACGCACAATCAAAGTCTGCAGGCTCCCACAAAGAAGGATCTGACAAAACAACAAACTCATCGGGCGATGCAACATCAGTAAACCCGTAAGCAGTTAAAACATCCTCTATTTCAGCCAGAGAGATAGGCGAGGAGCCCGAGGGCCGTACAATTTGCGTAGCAACCGGCTGACCCGCCACTTTATAGTTAAAAGAACCAGGCGCGCGTAATACACGCGGCAAATCATAAACAGGGTCAACATGGCCGCCCTCAATTGAAGCAACCCTTTGTACAAGAGCGCCCCAACGCTTAAGCAAGCCCGCCATATAAACGCGGTTAGATTCGTTAATCTCTCCATCTTCTACCTCCCAGTAGGGCTGGAAACCATATCCAGAAAAAACAACAGCAGCAGGCTCAGAATTGAGCATGCCAGAAAGAATGTCGATAACGCTTTTAGCGTGCTCGCCATCCTGCAAACCAGAATCCTTGAAATCAAGATCCGCCCACAAAGCTTTGAGCCGAGTAACCTGCGATGCATCACCGCGACCATGCGCAGACACAAGGCTAGTAACCTCATTAACCATTACATACACATTGTTTTTATCGTCATTAAGCGAACGAATAAAAGAATCTGCGTACTTAAGCTTTACATGACGAGTGTTCCAGATGCCCGACTCATTGATATAAGAAACGGCAATATTTGCCTCGGGATCATGATTAAGACTCTCATGCAGATCAAGAACTGGTGACGGGCTTTTATCCCAATCATAAATATTAGACATTTGATCTCCTGAAAAGAAGCTGGGACGCCGGTAGAAAGGATAAAGACCCGGCGCCCCAGCAGATATAACCTTACAGGATCGAAAGAATATCCTGAAGGTCTGCAACCGGAATGTTGGTTGCTGCGGACATAACCTCAAGAGTTGTGTTGGGGTTGGTCTGGTACATCTTGAAAGCCAGATCAATCATCTCTTGAGGGTGTTTAGCACCTCCGGCAGCAGGGTGAGCTGCTGCAGCAGGCGAAGGGAGCGAGCGTGCCGGTGGCGGCTCGTAAGCGGCAGTATACAACTTAATGTCTTGGTAGCCGCGCTGCGAAGCTTTCTGCGTAGCAGAGAAAGTAATCGTCAGCTTCCCACCTTCCTGAAGACCAGCCTTAGCAAGACCGGCCTCAGCCAAACAAGTGCTGATTGCCTTCTGGATAGCCCATTTGGCGAACAAACGGCGCTGGCCGTCGTCATCCTCAATTTCAGGATCACGCTCATCCGTCTGCAGCGTATAAATAACTTGCTGCTTAGGATTGTTGTTCTTGTCGTACTGCACATTACCCATAGGGTCTGTAACAGGTGCGACTTCAGCGTCAACGAGAGTACCGGTAACAACATCACCGATCTTCTCGAACTTGGCAATGGGCTGCTTGGGCCCAGACAGTAGCGCATTGGCGTCACTGAATGCCATTTTCATCACCTCATTTTTCATCTCAGTAAAAGGTCGTTAATGGGATTATCAACGGCCTCATATTGCTTACACGACAAACACCCAGGATGGCGTGCCTGTTGCCTAAGCAATTCTTTCCAACCGATTTCCTCGGCTTGATCTATATAATTTTCGATCTTGGCCAACGCCTGAGCGGCAACCATAGGATCATAAGGAAACTCAACAGGAACAGCATCCCGTTGCAGGTTACCTTTGTTAGCTGGCAAAAACATTAACGCAACAGTCTCGATCTTATATCCCTGCAACTCCCAGCCTAAAGCATACAAGTTACCCTGGACAATATACTGCTGCTTAATATTACCCGAGCGAACAGCCTCGAGCGTATCATCACCAACAATTTTCCAGTCAGCGACAAGGCCGCGACCATCATTAGGGAAAAACGCGTCACACGAACCACGCAAAACAAAATCTTTATAAGTATGAACCGTCAACGAATGCTCGATAAGCACCTTGCCGGAAGCGCCAAACCTAGACTCAAACTCTTCAGCAAGACCACCGTGAACATAAGTACCCAGCTGCGCACGCCACGAACCAGTTTCTTGAGTCTTAGGCAAATTAGCCAATTTGCGCACAACGCAACGCTGACACAACATGCCAACCTCTGACACACCAATCTGAGTTTGCCGGCCACGATCCGTAACCGAAAACGATTCAATAATTGTAAGCAAATCACGAGGACCAACAAATTCAGGCAATTCAGACATGTCACTCATACTACACCAATCCTATCCATGATCTTTCGATCAAAATCAACGGCGCGTACACCGTCAAGCATTGCACGAGTGGACTTAAACACCTCATCATTTTTAGCAGAAATTGTCATATCAATTGTGCCGCGAGAACGCAAACGCCAAATTGTTACATTATGCATACGCGAAACACGATGAATACGATCCTCGACCTGTTCTTGAATATCTGGATTACGCGGAATATCAATCAGAATCAAATCATCCGCCCTATCCAAATCGATACCAACCCCAAGACCAGCAGACAACAATACAATTCGCAAAGAACTATGTTCATCCTGAAATGACCGCTGGATTTCAGATCTTTTATGTTGCGGGACATCTCCGCAAAGAACTTCTGCATGCACACCCTCCTTGGCAAGTTCATCCTTCAACCAATACAGAACCTTACTGTACTGCGAAGCAATAACAACTTTTCCATCCGGCGCGGCGTCAGCGTCACCCAACAAATTACGCTCACGCAACCACTCAAGAATCCAATCACGCTTAGGAGACTCACCGCCCACAACAGGCTCAGTAGTCGACTCAGAAGTACTCTCCCACTCACAAGTAGCAAACTGTGCAGCACGCAACGCATAAACCAAAGCATTCTTAACCGTGCCATCATCTTCCAGCATAAACTCATGCGAAAAAGCGCTATACGAACGAAGCAACTTATCAGTAAACGGCACATCAACATCCACATATTGCTTTTCTGGCAGCTCTTTGGCCACTTCAAGCTTTGTGCGACGAACCATCTTGACCGAATCAAGCTGAGCCCAACGATCACGATCAAGCATGTGACCAATCTTCTGAATTTTAGTCTCGAACACAGAACCATCACGCTTACGCACAGGCACAGTCACTTCATAATTATAAAAATTCTTGTCAATCCAATCGCGATACAAAACACGCGGAGGCATAAACAACTCCGGCATCAAAAAACGCCATGTACCAAGACGATAATGAAACTTGCCACGATCTGGAGTACCCGAAACAGCAATACGCAACAAAGTATCATCAGTATTAATCACATTAAGACCACGCCAAAACTGCGTACCCTCATTCATGTAATCATAAGTCATAGGCAAAACAGCATGCGACTCATCAATGATGATAGCCACATAAGTGCCCGTAATAATATCTGGAATCAACGAAACATTCTTCTTGGAAATACCAACAGAATCATGATTCGTAACAATCAAATTAGGAACATCATCACGCAAACTATCCCTAATTCGCTGCCCACGACGCAACCTAGTCCCTGAGAAGCCATCAACAATGTTTACTTCTGGCATATAAGACTGAGCCGTGGGCAGCCAGGCCGTGTCACATGTAATAAGCGGAGCAATCACAATAGAAACAGAGCCTGCCGTCAGAACCCCTGACAACTCAAGAGCACCCAACGAAGTAAAAGTTTTACCAAGACCAGGCTGATCCGCCAACAACATAGAACCAGCACGCACAATACGCTCAGCCGCCTCTCGTTGATAAGGCTTAAGCAAATCAGCAATCATGACAAACTCCTACAAAATACGCAGCGGTCGTGAAGTCGACTGCTGATACAAATCTGGATACTCATCCGGCGGAAACTGTTCCTTAACAGCAGCAGAACGAATGCGAATAGAAGACTCATACTTCATAGAGATAATAGGCTTGTCGCCCTCAGCCAACGCCAAATACTCACTAGCGCCAGTCATCTCTTCCAACATCTTCTTAATCGCAGCATCCTGATCATCTAACGCTTTTTTTTCAGCACGAATCGTGATCAGTTGGGCTGTCAACATACTAGCCAACTCACGAGTATTGTCATCAACAACACTAATGTTAGAAGGATCAATCTCCTTCTCCGTCTCGCGCGGCGAAGTCGCAGCAGAACGCTTAACAACAAGTTTGACGCCATCAGGTAAATCTAACACCACCGGAGCGTTCAAGCTCATTATTTCTTTCTTCTTCGCTTCCTCGATCAGGCTGCGAATCGAATTCTCTTCCATAACCCCTCCTTAGGGATTCGATAATGAACAATGTTTTTAAATAATTGACCCATTCAAGAAACTCAGCAACTTCTAGTCGCTTAGTTGTTGGGCACAAATCATCTGATAGGGGAGAGCGGTTTAACATCAAAGTCGGAGTAAATAAATACACTCCATGATGCCGACTGGGCGCAACCTCAACAACAATAGACTGAGGCACCACACAATCAAACAACTCACCATTCTGCTCTAACTTGAACTCTAACGGCTCAAGATTAGACCAAAACATACGGACACGATCAGACGAACCAATTTCCGACTTCTCGAACCCTGCAGCATTTAACTCAGAAGTTAAAGCCTGCTCTCCCGCCACGCTAAACATCCTTGTCAAAACTATATTGATCAAGCAACTGCTTGATAATATCATTAGCCTTGTCAGGATCTATATCGTCAGGAGCATAAGGCATAGCCTCCTCTAGAATTTCTTCCAGTGGCCGGGCCAAATCACGCTTACGCTCAGCATCAACCTTAGCCTGCTCTGCCTTAGCAGCACGATTTTGCTTACGCAAAATTTCAGTCATACGAGCCTCAGCCTCTTCATCAGACTCTGCACTAACAGACACAGAACCCATCAACGAAGCACGCTCAATGAACTTAGCGACATCCGAAAACTTATAACGAATCATGCCGCGAGACTGACCCGGAGCAATGAACCGATGAAAAGCCAGATCAACCTCTTCTGACTGTCGCCAAAGATACAAAGTGTTCGTATTAACATTTAACAACTCAGCAACTTCACCAGAAGTCAGAAAGCGATCACGACCGGAAAACAAGTCATTAAGAACACTTTCGGCGTCATTGTCCATGATTACTCCTTCTCTATAATAGTGTTGCGATCTTCGATAAACTCATTCATGAATTTTTCGCGCTTTGCCACAAACTCTTTAACAAAGCTGAGCAAGTTTTCGAAGTCAGCCATGCCAGTCTCTCGAGACAAACCGAGCGGTGCCACACCTGCTGAAATAACAGCATGCATGAATGTCTCAACCTCAAGCTCAACAAGGCGATCCATTTGCTCGACAAACTCATCCCACTTATCAGGAGTAACGCCAGCTTCTTTAGCTCCCTTAGCAGCGTCATCCCACAATGATTTCTTGAGAGTGTCCCAAACACCAAGACCCATCATTTTAACAAGATCTTCTGGACTAACCTCATCATCGTTAAAGACCTGCGACTCAACATGAAACGCATTTTCTTCATCTATTAGCAGCTTAATATCAGCTACAAGTGTTTTGTAAATCACGATTCCTCCTTAAGAAATCCACCAGTCGGTGCTTTTTGGTTTAAGCCACTCTTCTTCTACGCCACCAGGCATAGGAGGAATGGATGGGCCCGACTCAGACGGTTTAGCATCATCATCGGGAGTAGCGGGGGGCGGCTCAGGAACACTGCCCGGCATAGGGGGGATAGGGTCACTAGACAAACGAGGCAACTCTAACTTAGGGCTCAAATAATACATTGCAGTTGCTCCGCTATGAGCGTTATACATTGTCAACGATTTTGTTTTATACTCTTTAATCTCTGAAGTTGGATGTATTGGGCTTAGATTGATCTCCAAAATTAAGTCACCAAACTCTGCATCGCCCTCTGCGAGCATATAATTTTCTGTGCCTGCTATCTGTGTTACCGGACTGTAATTCCACACATGCTGAATAAACCATTGCTTTGTGTTGTCATCCCTTGTAACCTCATCGCCTGAATAAACCTGAGTACGGCCATCGACAGTCTCTACCTTGGTAATAAGACCATTGAATGTATACACTAATACGCGTCCAGAAGAGATTTTTATATAGCCAACATTACTCATGCCCGGCTTTATGTCATCAATTGTGATACGACGACGAGGACCCATGATTGACTTAGGCGCAAAAACACCCTTGCGCTGCGCATCTTCGTTATCAAACGAAAAGTTATAAAGCATCATTTGAGGGAGCATTGGATACAACGCTTTCTCAATCAGCATGTCTCCGCGCAGCTTTTTGACTGAATTATCATCAGTTGATGCACCTATCGCTGCGATAGGATCAAACTCGTTAAGCGTTACAGGAACCAGATCTTCCATCTGATTATACATTTTAAGCCTTTCTACTTAAAGGGGTAGGTGGCACAACCATTAAACCACCTACCCCGGCCACGCTAGCCTCCGTTAAGAAGTTGCTCTAACGCAGCATCCAAGTCGCCATCCTGAACACTAGACGACGCTTTGGTTTCAAGCATGCACTCATCCAATACTTTAATTTGAGGGCATGCCGCAGTCATTGTAACCATGATGCGGGCAGCGTTATCATCATCATGCTGGCGCTTTAGCGCTGCTACCACATCTTTATTATTCTTGGCAAACTCAGTAAAGATCTCGAAAACCTCTTCCCGAAGTTCACTGTTCTCTGGCACATGCTCATGCAAATTCTCCATGATTGGTTGCTCCAGAGCAGGATGCGGAGTCAAACCGTTGAACTCAATTGTGTTATTAAACGCATCAAACAACACAACAGAAATATCGTTCAATCGTTCCAGTTGAGGGTGCTTACCCGGTTCGGGATCATCGCCATAATAACGACGCCACAAAACATGCATAACCTTAGCGCCAAAATCCTTAGCGATCTCGATATTGCACTCATCAGCAGAATGGTCATCATGCGAATGATCAATGTCAGCAATAGCATCATTGATGTTATCTACACGATTCGTAATAAACTTACCAATCAGCAAATTCATGAATGTGTTGTACTCTGACTCATTAACCTTCTCGTCATCAATAAGCTCAGTGTAAATACGCGTATAATCAATCAACTCCTGAATAGAGTTTTGCGCATCCTCTGAAGCATCGGGGACCGCTGCAAGCGCAGCAGTCATAGCCTGCTCCATCTCACTCAATTTACCTATAAGCAACTCTGGTTTACCCAATGCTGCGGCGCGAACAAGCACAGGTGCCATGCGGCCATAAACCTCACGCTTTAGCACATCAAACATTGCGTCTTCTACATCTTCTGCGCTTTGCTTATCTTTTTTATTGGGAAGCACTGGCAAGCCAGGGATACGACGACGATAACCATTTGCTTGAACAGTTTTAATGTCTTCGATAGACGAACCAATCTGCTCTAGCATGGGATCGAAAATCTCACCAGCAAAATCAGAACGAATCAACTTCATCAAAACAACTTGCGTACTGGGCTCATAATCATGAGGATCTGCAGACAACTTCATGTCATCCGGAAGAATTGTTTCCAATGCTTCGATAGGCACTTCCAATGCTTGAGCATTACCTTGCTCTTGCAACCAACGAACACTGTCGACAATGAACTTCTTCATGTCGCCGCTGCCGTCATCGCCAAAATATTTATCATATGCGGGCTTTTCCATGATTATCCTTTCAGGTTAACCGAATAGATTTTAGTGAAGTCGCGTTCTTCCTCACCATTGATAAGCGCAGTTACCTTGTCACGCAACTTATCAAAATGATTGTCAATATACTCTGCATCAACTTGACCGAGCTCAGTAACAAAAATCGTTAAACCATTATCTTGCTCTGCAGTATATGCATCCATCATTCGACGAGTAAAGATTGTCGAATTACCATAACCGTGATCCCAAGTCTGAGACTGCTCTGCAACAAGAAACGAAACCCGTCGCAAAAAATCAGAATGTGTAGACACAGCCAAAGCATTCATGTCAACCGGATCCTCAAAGTTTTTAACTTTAATATCCATATGAGCACACTCTGTTGACTCGAACGCACGAATCTGACAACGCACACCCTGCGACTCCATCCAGTCGACGAGACGCAGCATACGAGCAGCACGATGATTAAGCATCTCCTCGTTAACATACCAAGGAGTTGAGACATTAAACATGATCGTTGCATGAAGGTTACTTGGATTGCCGTTATACGAAACACCAAAACATTCCGGTTCACCATCGAGATATCTACCGATATCTACATAATCTCCCGAAACATCATAAAGAACATCTTTACCAATTGTTTCTTCTGATGTTAATTTAATATCTTCTTCCTTGAAAGTACGAATACTCCGAGGATTAAGCGTATAAGTCTTAATAGCCTCTTCTAGGCTCTCGAACTTATTGAACTCATCATTGCCGCGCTTGTCTGATGACTTGCCTTTTTCTGGTTTCCACTTAAGCTCTTTGGCTGCGCGAAAAACTGTTTGCACTGAATCTGTAACGAAGACCAGCACATCTTTTTCAAGATAATTAAATGTTTCGTGTTGTTCGTTGAGTTCACCGACAATATAACCTTTGCCATGATGAACATTATGAAGATCTTTAACTTGAATATTGATTTTACTGCTTGCCACGATAAGCCTTCCTGTTTGATTTTGAGGTGTGGGAGAGGGCGCATAGCATCGTCAAAGACTTACTTACCAGATCGTTCCATCCGGCGCTATCCCTCTCCCCCGCCAAAGCGGCTTCAACCGACTTGTTTTAACTCAACCCGTCTTACTCGTACCTCACATGGTCTGTTTCCATCCGCGCTTTACTGTTCTTGCGAGAGTAAAGGTAGGCATTGTTTACGACGCCCCGAGTCCATGACAGCAGACCCGACAGTTCTAGGTGCCAATTGCATGGCCAAGAGTTGAAGGTTCATACCGGCATTTGCTTTATGTCAGTTGCCTGATCCAAACAAACACCGAACGCTCTAACTAAGTATCCTGTTAAACACACTTGGGAGCTGACGCCGAAGTATCTTGTCCCACACCTTCCGCTGACACCGGTAGTGTAAATGGATAACAATAGACTTAATTATTATATTTAGTTATGATTCGGCTGGGATTGAATCCTTGATCTCATCCCAGAATCTTGGTGATCCTGAATAATTGCGCATCAGTTCATTGGTAAGCAGCATCTCCGTGTTCGACATGTTGGTTAGTTCTTCTGCCGAATAAGCCAACATCTTACGAATCTGAGCAGTAGCTAACTTATTAATACCTTCGACGCCTTCAGCTTCTTTGATGCCTCGTACGATTTTTTCGCAATTGTTGGCCGCTTCCATAAACTCAGACTCTGACATGTTATGAAAATCATTTTCATTAAACATAGCTTCTGATATGTCTTTTGTGTTTATGTTGCGATGAGTCGCATAACCCCACATACCCCATTGGTCCACTGACGGGATTACAACAGATGCTGAAACTGTTAACGAAGAATCATCTTCTTCTTTAACCTCTTCTGCTTCTGTTATGGCAGCTGCTTTCTCGCGGTACAACGAGTGACACTCGTTGTGCATGCGTTGCTTTTCTTCCGGGCCGAACTGCGACAACAACGCCATATGAAGCACATCATTGAAGTCCAACCCTGCAGCAAGCAGACGAGAGCCACGCTGCGTCGCACGAGGCGACACCACTACACGCAACTCTTGTTCCTCTACGAACTTGCGCGCATGACGCACAACCTCAAGCCATGGGCTACCGAAGCGGCCAACAGCAAGATGCTCCTCAACGCGAGGATCAATGTTCCACTGCAGAAAGGCAAAGCGGTCAATCGTAGCCGCATCCAACTGGTTACGACCAACATATTGACGATTAGCACCACTACCAAAAGTGTTAGCACTAGCGATCATACGGAACTGATCATGCCGCGGAACCATACGATCCGGGAACGACATGTAGCCATTAGCCAAAGCAGCATTGAGCTGAATAAGCACATTACTGTTACCGGCATCCATCTCATCAAGCAGGAACAAACCACCGTTCTCATAAGCACGGCGGAAAGCAGTCTGCTGATAATTACCGTTAGCATCCATATAACCGATAAGGTCAGACTTGGATGTCTGGGCACCCACCGACATAGCAAAGAACTCGATGTCGAGCGCTTTAGCCACATTCTCAGCAGCGTGAGACTTACCAGTACCCGCAGGGCCAACAAGCACCACAGGCTGATTAGCAATCACAGTCTTTAGCAGATTCTCGAACTCACGATGCTGAATACCTTCGATTGGTTTACCCGGCAAATCATTAACACGAACCTCAATGACTCGTGCCTGATTGATAGCCTCTTCTAGGTGCTTAACCTTAGCGGCTACACGACGATCAATCTTTGCTTGAACAGATGTAAGAACATCTTCTGATATTTGATCAAACATGGACAATACAGCATCAGCTTTTGTATTCTGCTGAGCTGTACGAATTGGTTTCTTCTCAACCATTGTTAACCTTCCCGTGTGACTAACGCCCCACGCCAGTGGGGGGCGTTAGGCGCAATCTATCTTTGGACAAAACATTGGTGATAGCCATTTCCATTGCACCTGTTATGCGTTGGTGCAGTAGGTTGCGGCAATCCCAGCAGAACAGACCGGGGATTACGGATCCTTGAGTGTCAGTGACTGCGTACATGTCACGGCCACGATTACGGCCGCGCCTTACATATTCGCTACACAGGCCACAATGTCCACCCTGCGTTTCATCCCAACGCTGAATCTGCGCAGCAAGCGATGACGGAATAGATTCCATAACATCACGCTTCTGAACTTCTACATTCTTTTTGGGATTAAGGTGCTTGGTCCTGTATTGATACTTACGCATTTGATTACGGCATCGATACTGCATTATTGTTGTGCCGTCTTTAAGTGTGTATTCGCGAACGCGATACACACGAACTACCTGATCACACGCAGTGCAGTTACCGTATATTTTGCCTCCGGTTTGCTCTAGCGTATTTGTGATTGTGTGCCTCTTCGGGCCCATGGCAATCTCCTTTTGAATAGATTTGTACAAGAATATTGAGTTATTATTTTTGACTGCTCTCATAAAAATAACGAGATAACTGATTACTACTGTTCACAAATATACATTGGATCCCAGTAAACTAGGTAAATGAAAAATGAAATGGCAAATAACTCGTTATTTTAAATCCATTTTGGGGTCGGTCATAATTCTGCTCAAATCAGCAAAACCGATATTTTAAATATCTACAATCAACCTAAAAACGAGGATAAAATAACTCAATAAACTTATTCACACATTTCACAATCAAGCACATCAGCAAAGCAACGCGTCCACGCGCAGCACACAAACACGAACGCGCCAACAAAAAAAAATGGCCCAGTAGCCAAGTCACTACTCTTGACTACTGGACCATCCAACTAGATCAAACGCTGACGCGTCGACCCACCAGCGCGACTAAAAGAATAAACATGCGCACCAGCCTTTACAGCCTCATCCTCCAAGACCAAAGTACGATCATCAATACCATTAACATGAATCGTTAATGCATACTCCGGAGCAGCCTGAAACTTCTCAGACTCATGAGACATATTGGCAAACATATCCCACATATCAGGATAAAAAACAGTACGCGTCCACTGAGAATACTCAGACACCGGACGCACACCAAACGAAGCCTCCAACCTAAACAAAGAATCAACCTCATTCTTATCAAGCCTAGACGGAGACAACTGAGACTCACTAAGCATGCCCTTGACCACACGATCAGAAACCAGCGTATACAACGGATGAATAATCGGTGCATACATGGCGTTAGAATCAAACCACTGATCAACCCACGAATTAGTCAACTGAGCAACAGACCTAGCAACACCACGCAACGGCGACCAGCCCTCACGCGTATAATCACACGGAAACACAAACTGCACATGAATACGC